TTAGCTGAATACAATCAGAAGGTTTCAGCACCACAAGATGAAGATCCATTAGTAGCTATCAGAAAACAAGAACTTGCTTTGAAAGGTCAAGAGCTATCTATAGAACAACAACAGTTCTTAGCGGCTGAACAAAGAAAAGCTCAAGAAGCTCAACAAAGGATTAATGTTGATAGAGAAAGGATAGATACTCAAGAAGATATTGCAGAGCTTAGAGATGATACGGCTAGGGCTAGGTTGGAACAACAAGCAAGATTCAAGTTAATGGAACAAGCCAATCAAGAACAGTAGTGCCTAAGACTTTTGACGTTCAAAAAATACAAGGTGTTAAGAAAAAAACATCTATAGGCAACAGCGCCTTGAGTAGAGGCGCAGGTACCAATAAAAGAAAAACCAAAAAGAAGTACCGAGGGCAGGGTAAATAAAAACTTGCAAATAATTTATTTGTCCTTAATAATTGCTGACATGATTAAAAGAACTGATATTAACCAACAAAAAACTCCTACTGTAATGAAGAATAAAAATCCTTACAGTAACAAAGGTTCTGTTTCTCTTAAAACAGACGCAGGTACTTTTGATGCCAATACAACACCTAAACCTGGAATGGGTAAAGGTAAAGCACGAGGAATGGGTGCTGCTGAATTTGGTGGTAAGTTTTCTGGTGTTTATTAGGTGTCAGTAGTTTGGATAAGCCAAAAGTTTCTAAAAGAAATTGAGGCCCAAAAGGAAAGCGTAAAAGACACAATCTTGGCTGGCACCAAAGATTTTGCGCAATATCAGTATCTGTGTGGACGCTACAGTTCTCTGGTTGACACAGAAAATACATATAGAGAACTGCTAGGAAAAATACAAGAAGATGTCGAAGATACACGTACCTGAACATGTTGCCAAGGCAATAGAAGAAGAGAACGCACAAGAACCAGAAACTCCAGAAACAGAAGAAACTCAACAAGAAGAAATACTACCCTACGTAGAACAGTCGGCTAGAGTTTTAGATCCAACCCTTTTAGACAAATCAATTTTAGAAAGAATGCCTCAACCTACGGGTTGGAGGATACTTATTCTTCCTTACAAAGGAAAAGCAGTAACTGATGGTGGAATACACCTAGTACAATCACAAGTTGATAGAGAATCTCTAGCAACCGTTGTGGGGTACGTAGTTAAAATGGGTCCTGATTGCTATAAAGACTCCAGTAAATTTACTGAGGCTTGGTGTCAGGAGAAACAATGGGTATTAATCGGTAGATATGCTGGCGCTCGTTTCAAACTCGGAGATGAATCTGAATGCAGAATCATTAATGATGATGAAGTTATCGCTACCATATTAGATCCCGATGATATTCTTGCAGTATAAGGAGTAAAAATGAACGAAGAAGCAAAGCAAGAAGAGCTAGTAGAAGAAGGGGAGGTTGTAGAAGTAGATCTTCCTGAAGAAAAACCTAGCGGTAAGATAGCTGATCTTGCTACACCAGAAGAAACCGATCAAGAAGCAGAAAAAGCTATTGAAGATGTTTCGGAGGAACCACAACAAAAGTCTGAAGATGAATTAGAAGATTATTCAGAAAAAGTTAAGAAAAGGATTGGTACCCTTACTCGCAAGCTAAGAGAAGCCGAAAGAGGTCAAGAATCTGCTTATGAGTATGCAAAAAGAATTGCAGAAGAAAACCAAGTTCTAAAGAGTAGATCTACATCTTTAGATAAATCTTATCTTAATGAAGCAGAAAGCAGACTTAAATCACAAAAGGCTCAAGCACTAGCGGCTTTAAAAAATGCACACGAAGTTGCAGATTATGACAAGGTTGCAAAAGCTCAAGAGGTTCTTGCAAAGATAGCCGTAGAAGAAAATAAAGTATCTGAATCTAAGGTTGTTATTGAGCAACAAGAAGAGCAACAAGTTGACTATCAAAATTACTATCCTAATCAGGCCCTTCAAAATCAAACCCAACAAGCTACTGTTCCAGAGTTGGTTGGAAGAGATAAAGAATGGGTTGAAAATAACGAATGGTTTGGTCAGGACGAAGTAATGACTATGGGTGCTATGGCAATCAACAAACAATTAGAAAATGAAGGGTTTGACCTTGGTTCAGAAGAGTACTATAGTGAGGTTGATAAGAGAATTCGTGAAGAATTCCCGCAGAAGTTTAATGAATCTTCTGTTAAATCTAAGCCTCAACAAAAAGTGGCTTCAGCGGGAAGGGTAGCTGGTAATACCAGTTCCAATAAAAGACAAGTTAAATTGTCTCCCTCAGAAGTACAAATGGCTAAAAGATTAAACGTACCCTTAGATGAGTACGCTAAATATGTTAAAAGGTAAAACTATGACAGAAGATAAAAAAGATATAAACAGAACACCACGTTCTGCCGACACTCGAGCTAAAAAAGTTGCTCGCAAACCATGGAGTCCACCATCAATGTTGGATACTCCTCCTGCCCCTGAAGGTTATACTTACAGGTGGATTAGAGCCGAACTTGCAGGCGGTGAAGATAGAAAAAATGTAACATCAAGGCTAAGAGAAGGTTTCGATCTTGTCAGATCCGATGAGTTAGAAGGATTCGAACTTCCCACCTTAGATGACGGTAAACATGCAGGAGTAGTGTCAGTTGGCGGTTTGCTGCTGGCTAAGATTCCTAATGAAACGCGCGAAGAAAGAAACTCCTACTTTGAAGGTCGTGCGCAAACACAGCAAGACGCTGTAGATAATGATCTTTTAAGGGAATCAGATCCAAACTCTCCAATCTTGAACCCGGAGAGGTCAAGCAAAGTAACTTTTGGAGGTGGTCAGCGAAGTTGACCATCATTTATTAATTTTAAATAATATAGGTAACTTATTATGGCTAATAAAGATGCCCCATTTGGAGCAAGATTAGTAGGCAAATTAGGTTCTGGTGTAACTTCTAACGGTTTAACAGAATACAAAATTGCCTCTGGTGCTTCAGGGAATATTTTTTCAGGTGATTTAGTTAAAATGACCAATGCAGGTACTATACTTGTAGCTGCTGCCGGTGATGAGTCCATAGGTGTATTTAGAGGATGTCAATTTACCGATTCAAACGGTGATGTTGTATTCAAATCTTATTTCCCTGATGGAACTGTATCGTCTGATATTGTAGCTTTCGTAGTAGATGACCCTAATGCTGTATTTGAAATTCAGAGTGCCGGTTCTCCAGCGCAGACTGATGTAGGCTTAAATGCAGATATTTCTTACACTTCTGGATCTACCAAAACTGGTATGTCAGCAGTAGAACTATCTGGAACAACAGCCGCAACAACTGCGACTTTTAGGATTATGGGCTTTTCTTCTGATCCAGATAATAGCACTACAGGTTCAGCTAATGTGAATGTTATAGTGAAGTTTAATGAGCATTTCTATGTTGATCCTACAGGAGTTTAATAATGGCAATTAATAGATCGCAATTAGCGAAAGAACTAGAGCCAGGCTTAAATGCCTTGTTCGGCATGGAATATGCTAGGTATGAAGCAGAGCATACAGAAATCTTTGATACAGAGAGTTCTGATAGAGCGTTTGAAGAAGAAACTTTGATCGTTGGGTTTGGTAATGCTGAAGTAAAATCAGAAGGTAGTGGTGTCAGATTTGATACAGCTAACGAAGGTTATACTTCTCGTTATACTCACGAGACGGTTGCTTTGGCATTCGCACTAACAGAAGAAGCTGTTGAAGATAATCTGTATGATCGTCTTGGTGCTAGATACACTAAAGCACTAGCTAGATCTATGGCTAATACAAAGCAAATCAAAGCTGCTGCTGTATTGAACAATGCGTTCTCTACAACAGGCGGAGATGGCAAAGTATTAATTGCTACAGATCACCCGCTAGGTGGTGGTGGTACTCTAGCCAATAGAGCTACAACTATGGCGGACCTTAATGAAACTTCTCTTGAAGATGCATTAATTAGTATCTCTACATTTACTGATGATAGAGGTCTTAATATTGCACTAAGAGGAATGAAATTAATTGTTCCACCTCAGTTGCAGTTTGTTGCTGACAGACTATTACAAACTCCTGGAAGAGTTGGTACTTCTGACAACGACATAAACTCTATTAGAAATCAGGGTATGATTCCTGATGGCTATGTTGTAAATCATTATCTAACAGATACAGATGCTTTCTTCTTGAAAACAGACTGTCCTGATGGATTTAAGTATTTTGAAAGATCTCCAATGCAAACTGCATTAGAAGGTGATTTCGATACTGGAAACATGAGATACAAAGCTAGAGAAAGATATTCATTCGGATATTCTAACTTCAGAGCCGTTTTCGGTTCTCAAGGAGCTTAATGAACGATTGATTGTAGCGTTTATAACTCAACTACAATTAAGAAAGGGAGCCTCGGCTCCCTTTTTCTTGCGACATTCATATTTCAGGTGTAAACTAAAATTGGTTTAAAATTAATTAGCTTGATGAGGGCCGTTTACGGTTTCCATTAATACAAATATAAGGAGTTCAAGATGGCTAATCCACATTTCCAAAACTTAATACTTAACGCTGGTAACAGCGAGTCCACCAAACATAAGAAGGATCTTCCTATGTTCTTGGTAAACCCGTCCAGTTCGTTGTTTTATCAATACTCAAATGATTTTATGACTTACAATTCTGGCGATTGGACAATCACTACAACTGAAGCTGGTTCGGGTAATGCTAGTGAAGCTCTTACATCACAAGCGGGTGGAGCTTTATTAATTACAAATGATGATGCTGATAACGATTTAGACTTTTTACAGTTAAAAGGTGAATCATTCAAACTAAGCAGCAGTAAAAGAGCTTTTTTTAATGCCAGGTTCAAAGTGAGTGATGCAACACAATCTGATGTTGTTATAGGTTTACAAATAACCGATACAACACCTCTTGCTGTTTCGGATGGTGTTTACTTTATGAAAGACGATGGTGACACAAACCTAGATTTTCATATAGAAAAGAATGGTACTGACACTACTACAGCAGCGGTTACTACTTTAGCTGATGATACATTTGTAGACGTTGGTTTCTTTATAGATCCAAATACTTCACAAGTATCTTACTTTATAGGTTCTGCTACTCCAGTAGGTGTAGTAAACACCAATTTACCAGATGATGAAGAGCTAACTGTATCTTTTGGTATTCAAAATGGTGCAGCAGCAGCTAAAACTATGACAATTGATTACATAAACGTAATCTGCGAAAGGTAGGAGTACATAATGGCTGATACAGTAACTTCCCAGACTATTCAGGATGGTGATAGAGTTGCTATTTTAAAGTTCACCAATGAATCAGACGGTACAGGAGAATCTTCTGTAAAGAAGGTAGATGTTTCCGCATTAACCACTAATAGTGCAGGAGAGTCTTGTACTGGAGTCTCTATCGCTAGAATTTATTGGGCAACTAGAGGTATGGGTGTTGATATTGAGTTTGATGCTAGCACAAACGTTTTAGCAATACCCTTACCCGCTGATAGCACAGGAGATGAATATTACGATGACAGATTTAGCGGTATACCAAATAACGCTGGATCAGGTGTTACCGGTGATATTGATTTCACAACCGTTGGACACTCAAGCGGAGATGCTTACTCAATAATATTAGTTCTTAATAAAAACTATTAATGGCAGAGTATAGAGGTAAAACAGTAACTCTTAACAGACCAAGGGCTATCCCAAAAGGTAGCCCTGGGTATGGTAAAAAACGTAAAGAAGTTTTTGTAAAGGGTTGTAGTAGTGAAGGCTCTAGAGTCAAACGTATAACTTTTGGTGATGCCAAGCTTGGTATGCACAAAGACAGCAAAGCAAGAAAGAAATCATATTGTGCCAGAAGTAAAGGTATGGGTGGCACTACCGATAGATGTAGTGCTAATTACTGGGCTAGGAGAGATTGGGATTGTTAAATGGCCTCTGGTAAAAAAGACGCTTGTTATTACAAAGTAAAAGGCAGATATAAAGGTTCTTGGCCTTCAGCATATGCCTCTGGCGCTTTAGTAAAATGTCGTAGAGTAGGAGCGGCTAACTGGGGCGAAGGTGGTAAAAAAAGTAAAAAAAGACAAAAAAAAGCTTGTGGTGGCCCTGTAACAATACGCGGTCAAGGCGTTGTTATGTCTAATAGATTAAGGTAATGGCAAAAAAAGAAACACTTAAAGATTGGTTTTCTAAAAATCAAGGTAAAGGGTGGGTTGATTGTAAAACAGGAAAACCTTGCGGTAGAAAATCTAAAAAAGATAGCAAAAGACCTTACCCGGCATGTAGACCAACTATGGCACAATGCACTTCTGCTGCAAAAAAGAAAAAAGGACCAAAAAGAATTAGCTGGAAAGATGGCAGAAAAAAAGCAGCAACTGGCGGTCCTATTACAATTAGAGGCCAGGGAATTGTTATGGCAAACAGATTAAGATAAAGTAATAATATGACAACATTAAAAAATCCAAAAAAAGCAGATTTAGATAAAGACGGTAAGTTATCTTCTTACGAAAAGAAAAGAGGTATGGCTATTGAAAAATCTATGAAGAAACAGAATCGTGCTAAAATGAAAAACGGCGGTTTTATAGCTAAAGGATGTGGGGCTGTCATGAATAATAAACGTAAAGTCACGACTATTAGTTAGGAGAAAATTATGCCAAAGAAAAAATCTGAAGATCCAAAATTACAAGCAAGGTTAAACGCTAAAGTTAGACCTGATGAGCCTGTTTCTGATGACCGTATTTATTACAATATGCCTAAGAAAAAAGCTCCTGCTAAGAAAAAAACTACTAAAAAAGGTAAAAAATAATGGCTAAGTACAATTCAAAAGGCGGCAAAAAGATGAAGAAATCTAAGGGTGGAAGCATCATGATGAAATCTAAGGGCGGAACTATGATGAAGAAGTCCAAGGGTGGAACTATGATGAAGAAATCTAAAGGTGGCACTATGATGAAAATGTCGAAAGGCAGAGCCGTCATGAAAAAATCTAAAGGTGGGTCTGTAGCGGCAGGCTTTGCTAATAGAAGAAGAGAAGATCTAACTTAATTAGTGGCTTATCTTTACAGTAATATACCCTACTTTAAATGTTGGGTAAGAAGAGAGTACACTCATAATCACGAAAAATACCATGGAGAGTTCCTTCATGCTATGGCGGTTGGTGTTACAACCATGCCGACCAGGTGTTTAAGTTTTCACATAATATTTACCGGAGAAGAGTCTAATTGTGATGATTGGAACGAAGGTAATATACATGGGGGTGCGATGTGGGCCAGAATGCCAATAACAGCTTTAGTTGCAGATACTTTAGTTGAAGACTTTGCAAAACCTATGTCAGTTCATGACGCACAACCTTGGGATTGTTCCTCACATAATAATTCAGTATACGTAATAGATAGAGCTACACCTTGCCCTTGGCTTGCTAAAATAGACGGTCAGATATTCCCAGCCAAATATATGTTTACGGTTGACTATGCTGAGAATGAAATAGCAGATGATCCCGCACAACACAAAAGCAGTCATGTTATGGAATTGTTAGATGCTGGAGAATGGACAGGTAACATAGTTGCACTACCAAATAATAGAGTAAGAGTTACACATCCAGCTTGGTTTGTTACAGGAGAGGGAGCGCCTGATTTTAAACCGTCTCAACATATACATTATTCAAAATCTGATTTAGACTACACGTTAGACGTAAACAGGGTCTTTGATAATTTATATTCGGAGGATGAATGATGGCTGACTTATCTGTTGCACAAAAAAGAAAACTAATTAAAGAGTTAAAAGGGGCATCTAAGCTTCATGCCAAACAAGCTGCACAAATAGAGAGATCTCTTAAAAAAACTAAAAAGAAAAAGTAATGGCACTTTCAGGAAGTACAGACTTTGAACCTAATGTAGCTGAGTTTATAGAAGAAGCATTTGAGAGATGTGGATTAGAACTTAGGACAGGTTATGATTTAAAAACCGCTAGGAGGTCTATAAACCTAATGTTAGCAGAATGGGCTAATAGAGGTTTGAATCAATGGACAATCGAACAAGCAACGCAGACTGTTACCGAGGGTACTGCTAGTTATTCTTTAAATTCTAATGTTATAGATGTTTTAGATGTAGTCTTGCGTAGAACTGTAAATCAAACACAAACAGATATAAGCATGAATCGTATTAGTAGATCTGAATATATCAACATACCAAACAAAGAAACAAAGGCTAGGCCATCACAATTTTTCTTTGATAAGTTAACAACACCAGCGTTAAAAGTTTGGCCTGCACCTGAAAACAGTACTGATATATTAGTTTTTAACAAACTGGTAAGAATGGATGATGCAGATAAAGCTACTAATACTATGGACATGCCGTTTAGATTTTATCCCTGTTTTGTTGCGGGGTTAGCGTATTATCTGTCGCTGAAGAAGTCTCCTCAACTCACCCCGCAACTCAAGGCTATATATGAAGAGGAGTTTAGGAGAGCAGCAGACCAGGATGAAGACAGAGCATCTTTTAGGATAAGACCTAATTTGAGGATGAATTAATATGGCTTATGCGGTTGGTAAATTCGCTAAAGCATTATGTGATCGTTGTGCTTTTGAGTACAAACTTAATGAACTAAAAGAAGAATGGAATGGTTTAAAAGTTTGTCCGAGTTGTTATGAACCCAAACATCCGCAGTTAGAACCATTAACGGTTAAAGCAGATCCTGAAGCATTATACAAACCTAGACCCAATAATGACAAAGAAGTTGGAGAAGGTTTTGTTGTTGTCACAAGCTCTAACATATTTCAAAATGATTTCATGAACCCATCTATATTACCTTCAAATTTTGTTGTTGAGAAAGTGACAGCATCATTAGGTGAAGTTACAATTACTACGTCATGACATTAACAGAGTTAAAAACCTTAATACAAAATTATGTGGAAAATGAGGAAACAACTTTTGTTGCTACCTTAAATGATTTTATTATTAATGCAGAAGATAGATTATTTGAACTAATACAGTTAGATTATTTTAGAAAAAATGTTACTGGATCTTTAACAACCGGTAATACTTATTTAACTGCTCCAACAGACTTTCAATTAAGCTTTTCATTAGCAATTATAGATAGCGAAGGTGCATATCAATACTTAGATAAAAAACACACTACATTCATGAGAGAGTTTGACGCAGATCCTACCGATACATCTGCAAGAGGAAAGCCTTTGTACTACGCTGACTTTGACAAAGAACTATCAACGGCATCAAACAACGGATCTACTTTAATTGTAGCTCCGGTCCCAGATGCAGACTATACAGTTGAATTACACTATTTATACAAACCAAACAGTTTAACCGTAGACACTACAGGAACTTGGTTATCTAATAACGCTAGAAACGGTTTGCTTTATGGTGCTTTAGTAGAAGCATACACATTTATGAAGGGTGATGCAGACTTAATGCAACTGTATGAACAAAGATTTAATTTAGAAGTTTTAAGATTAAAGAATCAAGCAGAAGCAAGAGGAAGAAGAGACGAATATCGTTATGATTCTTTACGAACTTCTGTTTCGTAAAATAAGGAGAGTAAATGGAAAAAATTGAAAGTCTTAAAGGCAAGACTGTTGCTATTGTGGGTATGGGTAAAAGCTGGTTTGATTACAACTTAGCAAAATCTCATGGAGTACACTTTGATGAAGTGTGGGCTATAAATGGCGTAGGGTCTGTTATATTCCACGACAGAGTATTTATGATGGATCCAGCATCTAGGTTTCTAGATACAGATGATGCAGGCGGCCAAACTGACAGTATGGCAGATCTTTTAAAAAATCATGAGGGTCCAATATACACTTGTGAGTTAGATGATCGTTGCCCTGGTTTAGTTGAATATCCCTTAAAAGAAGTGGTTTCTTATTCTAATTGTCATTATTTAAACAATACAGTTGCTTACGCAGTTGCTTTTGCTTACTGGAATGAAGTAGCTAACTTAAAATTATTTGGTATAGATTTTTCTTATAAAGGTAATTTACATTTTGCTGAGTCAGGAAGAGCTTGTGTAGAGTTCTGGCTAAGTAAATGTATATCTGCTGATATGCAAGTTGAGGTTGCACATACCTCTGGATTATTAGATACAGATGTTCCAGCAGAGCAAAAACTATACGGTTATCATAGATTAAAGAATCCTTACATAATCTTGGTAGATGAAGATGGAATTAAATTAGAGCGTATAAACGATCTAGAAATAGTAAAACAAGAACAAGAGCCTGTACTTATAGATAGGCATGATTCTCACCTAAAACCAGTAGAGCCTAAAAAATGGTAGATGAAGTAACTCCGGCAGGTATGCCTGGTTTAGGCCTTATAGAAGCTAAAACAAGTAACTACGGCGGTCATCCTCCTGAGTTTTGGGCAGAAAGACTTACAGAAAAAATTGTAAGTTCAAGTGATAGTGAAGATCCACATATAAAAGAACAAGCTAAAGCCTACAAAGATTTGATATACCAAGTTAGTTTGATTTATATACGTAATGCTATAAAATCTTACAAGGCTACCTTAATTCAAGAGCTTGTGACGGCTGGAGAGGAAGATGTAGCTAAAATTGTAAAAAGGATATAAATATGGCTATAACATCAACTTTAACTACAAGTTTTAAAAAACAACTTCTTGAAGGTGTGCATAATTTTAAAAATAGCGGCGGAGGTACTTTTAAACTGGCTTTATATACCAGTTCTGCTACTTTAGGTGCTACAACTACGGCTTTTACCACAACAGGGCAAGCTAGTGGTACAAATTATACATCTGGAGGGGCTAACCTAACTAGAGTGGATCCCACTTCAAGCGGCACTACAGGATTTACTGATTTTTCTGATTTGACGTTTGGAACAGCTACGATTACTGCTAGGGGTTGTATGATTTATAACTCTTCTGCAACTAACGCTTCAGTAGCTACTATTGATTTTGGTGGAGATAAAACATCTACCGCTGGAGACTTTACAGTAGTTTTTCCTGCGGCAGCAGCAAGTACAGCTATCATAAGAATAGCTTAGTAGCCTATGGCTAATATAACGGGCTGGGGTCGTGGAACCTGGGGTTCCGATACGTGGGGCGAACCTAACCCTGTAACACTTACAGCACCAAGTGCAGCAACGTCTGCTTTAGGTACTGTTACTCTTATATGCGATAACAACATTACTGTTTCAGGCCAAGCAGGGACTGGAGCAGTAGGCACACCTACTTTTGATTGTGAAGCAAACGTAACACCTACAGGACAATCAGCAACCAGCGCACTAGGATCTGTAACAACAGATGCTGAAGCTAATGTCACACCATCTGGTCAATCTGCTACAAGCGCTTTAGGTACACCATCTATAGACGCAGAGGCTAATGTAACGCCTACTGGACAATCAGCTACTGGAGCCGTATCAGGAGTTGGAGTAAATGGTCAAGCAGTAGCTACTTTGCCAACCGCTGTAGGCACACTAGGAGCTGTATCAGTTGATGTAGATGGAGAGGCAAATGTACCTGTATCTGGACTTTCTGCTACTAGCGCACTAGGTACCGTTACCATACATCATAACGCAAGATTTGATGTTGATGGCGTTTCGTCTACTGGATCGGTTGGATCGGTAACGGTTGTAGCAAAAGCTGGAGTATCAATAACAGGCGTATCAGCTACGGGAGAACTTGGAAATCCTTTTGTTTACAGCCTGATAGATGATTCACAAACACCAAATTATAGCGACATTACAGATACACAAACATCTGGTTTTACAACTATAGATCAAACTCAAACGCCCGGTTGGGAAGATGTTGCTTAACTATGCAAGAGAAAGGTAATATAATCAAATGAACGGAGATATAAATGGCTACTTATGTAAATAATTTAAGATTAAAAGAAATAGCTACTGGTGATGAGTCAGGAACTTGGGGAACAAGTACGAATACCAACTTGGAGTTGATTGGAGAAGCTTTAGGCTTTGGTACAGAAGCAATCACTACTAACGCAGATACACATACTACAACAGTAGCAGACGGTAGTTCTGATGCTGGTAGGGCTATGTATCTAAAATATACAGGTACATTAGACTCAGCTTGTACGATTACGATTGCACCCAACACTATGAAAAGGATGCAATTCATAGAAAATGGCACAAGTGGTTCTCAAAACATAATAATTTCACAAGGTTCTGGAGCTAACGTAACTATACCTCCGGGAGACACAAAAGCAGTCTACCTAGATGGAGCTGGTTCAGGAGCAGCAGTTGTTGATGCTTTTGCAAGTTTAAATGTTGTAGATCTAAAGGTAGAAGACGATCTGACTTTAACTTCTGACAGCGCAGTTATCACGTTTGGCGCAGATGGCGATACAACATTAACTCACACAGATGGATCTGGATTGACATTAAACAGTACGAACAAAATTATGTTTAATGATGCAAGCCAATTTATACAAGGATCAAGTGCTACTGTTCTATCTTTAGGCGCAACCGATGAAATAGATCTCACCGCTACAGCGATGGATTTCAATGGAACTGTGACAATTTCAGGAGACACAACACTCGAAGACGGCGCTGATTTAATTACTGCATCTGCTGGTACTTCTAATACTCGCATAGGTGTCAACGCTGGTAACAGTATTGCATCTGGCGGTAATTACAACGTGGTTGTCGGTGATGAAGCTGGTACAGCAATAAGTACTGGTGATAAGAACGTGGCGATTGGTTTTGAGGCTCTTGCAACTGAAGATACAGGTAAAAGTTCTGTTGCTGTAGGCTATCAAGCATTAAAGACTCAAAACAATGATGCAGAAAACTACAATACAGCTATAGGCACTCTTGCTGGAACATCATTAACGAGTGGTAATCTAAACACTTTAATAGGAGGACTGTCAGGCGATGCATTTGACACAGGTGTCAGAAATACCGCTATTGGATATGCCACTTTATCTGGCGATACCAAAGGTGACAATGCAGTTGCCCTTGGTTATGGTACGCTTTCAGTTCAAAACTTTACAACAAACACAGACAATTACAATACAGCTGTAGGGTATAATGCAGGAAACCAAATAACCACAGGCGTAAGCAACACTATTTTAGGTGGTTTAGCTGGTGATGCACTTACTGATGCTGATTTTAACGTAGCATTAGGGCGAAGTGCTTTAGGTGCAGATACTTTAGGAAGCAAAACGACAGCGGTTGGATATGGTGCTTTACAGACTCAAAATTTTTCTACAGCAACAGATAGTCATAACACAGCAGTAGGATATAACGCTGGTGCCTCTTTAACTGATGGATTTATAAATACGTTCGTTGGAAGCATTTCTGGTGACGCAGTAACGACAGGAAACGACAATGTAGCTTTGGGTTACAACTCTCTTGGTGCAAATACAGCTTCAAATCGTAATGTAGCAGTAGGTTCGGAAGCAATGGCTGTTTTTAACGTCACAACTGATACTCACACTTACAATACAGCAGTTGGTTATGGTGTTGGAAATGCTTTGACCACAGGCACAGTCAACACCATCATTGGCGGTTTAGCTGGTGACGCTCTGACAGAGGGAAATTCTAATACTGTGGTGGGATATGGAGCTTTAACCACTGATACAAAAGGCGATAGAAATGTTGCTATCGGTGTTTCAGCTTTAGAACAACAAAACTTCACTACCTCAACTGATTCGGTTAATACAGCTGTAGGGTACGCTTGTGGTCAATCAGTAACCACAGGCACATTTAATACCCTTATGGGTGCAAACACTGGCGATGCTCTTGCAGATGCACATTTTAACACAGCTATAGGAGTACAAGCACTAACAACAGATACAGAAGGTAATTACAGTACCGCTGTAGGTTATCGTGCTTTGGCAACACAAAACCTTACAACTAGCACGAATACTTATAACGTGGCAGTAGGTGCTGATGCTGGTTTGGCAATAACCACAGGTATTACAAACACTTTAATAGGAGGACTTGCTGGAGACGTACTAACAGTTGGTAATTCTAATGTTGCTGTCGGCTACGCTTCTTTAAGTGAAGACACTAAAGGAGACAGAAATGTTGCTATTGGACAAGGAGCATTAAACGGTCAAAACTTCACAACGACTACAGACTCATATAACGTAGCTGTTGGGTATCAAGCTGGTCACGATATAACCACAGGGATTCAAAATACCCTAATAGGGGGCGAGGCTGGGGATAAATTAACTGACGCTGATTACAATACAGTAGTTGGTCAAGGTGCTTTAGGTACAGACACTTTAGGGAGTAGAAATACAGCTGTCGGTTATAGAACTTTAGAAACTCAAAACTTTACTACTGCTACTAATTCTGAAAATACAGCAATAGGTTATGCAGCTGGTAATGCAATAACCACAGGTACAGGTAACACCTTTGTGGGTAATAATTGTGGAGACGCAACACAGACTGGCGTAACCAATACAGCTATGGGTTCTAACGCTTTATCTGCAAATTGTGGTAGTGACAATACTGCTATTGGAACACTTGCTTTACAAGTATGTACTGGTAGTGACAATACTGCTATAGGTGCTGTTGCTGGACAACAAATTACTGGCGGTTCAAATTGTACTATGATTGGACATGACGCTGGACGAACAGGCAGCCCTGGTGGAGCAATGACCACACAAGTCAACACTATTGTTTTGGGTGATGAAAATATTGGGGCTTGTAACATTCAAGTAGATTGGACAATAGCTTCTGACGCTCGTGATAAAACAGATTTTACATCTTTAGATTTAGGTTTAGATTTTGTAAAAGCTTTAGCACCTGTAACTTATAAATGGGATAAGCGTTCTAAGTATGGTGATAAAGAAGCTGATGGTTATGATTTAAATGCTCAAACACCAGACGGAACGCATAAAGAAGATTGGTTAGATATAGGCTTTAAAGCACAAGATGTTTTAGCTTTAGAAGAAGCTGCGGGATATAAATTAGCAGACAAAAAAAATCTTACTGTTTCGTTGTCAGGGGATGGAAAACAATATGGTTTACAGTACAGCAAATTTGTACCAATATTAGTAAAAGCAATTCAAGAACAACAAGCCTTAATTGAGTCACTTACGGCTCGTATAACAACCTTAGAAGGATAGGAGTAAAATATGGCTAGAACAGCTGATGAAAAAAATAAAATGTATAGCGCAATGGTCGGTATGATTACTGTTATTGATAATACATTAGATGATAGCAATGAGTATGCAAACGATTTAACCAACGCTGAAAAACAAGAAAAAGTTTT